GGGGTGAAGAAAATTAAATAAATAAATAAATAAAAATTTTTCTTGAAATAAATGTAATTAAACGGATTTGTAAAAATACAAGTTTGGTTGTGTTAGAGGGGTTCCTAAGAATCTCTCTACATATGAGGTTGAAGTGCTATCTAATGTAACGCAAGTCTGAAAACCCATACGTGCATCGTCTCCAAAACCAATGAAAATAGCGGCATTAGCTAAATTAACAGCATTGCCATTCGAGAGTTTAGCTGTAATTACTCCCAAATCATTTTCTGGTTGAACAAACGCTGACTCATATTGGGCTACAGTTGCTCTATTCTGAAGAGAACAAAATTTAAACGGACTATTAAACGGTACTACAAATTCCGCAAATGTCCTAACTCCGTCATTAGCCACACTAGAGGTACATACTGTAGTTGGGATCACCGTAGGTGCTCCAAACGTAGTAATACTCCTAGGCTGGATAGTGGCTGGGCTAGGTGTACTTGCTTGAACGTGAGGTGGAAAATAATAAACTACTGCCATTGCTGGAAATATTATTTTTATTCTGACAGAACCAAAAAATGCATAATACATAGATAAAAGTTTATTGTGAGAAGAAAGACGAAGTAAATCAAAAACATTAATAGAAGTAACGGTGCCTGATAAAATAACAGGTTGAAAACGACGAAAATAATCACGAGTTGACAAAATTGGACGCAAATTGTGTTCATTAACAGCGAAGTCGGCCTCATGGTCGACAACATCTAGTTGGTCCCCTACATTGTAAGGAACTTCACCAGACTCTGCTTCATAAACACTAATTACTTCCTCTTCTGCTGACTCTTCTAAACGAGCTAATAAAGTAGGGTTTTCTTGAACCATAGTTGCTTCATCCGGAGGGAGAGGTCTGTTGACCTGTCCGAGAAAAGCAATATTATTATTATATCCGTAAAAATTAAAATCAGAAAGTGAAATATAAACATTAACATAAACTGTATTGGGAACTGAAGCAGAAACTACCAAAGGTTGCTGCAAATAAACTCTCAAAGATCCATTAAACAAAGCGTTATAGAGATAGTCCATAGAACAATACTGTTGCTCCTTTTCTTGATAAAAGGGGCACGATACTGTTGCTATTTGACCACCTCCAGAAAACTCCATGGATTCTGAGGGCAAATTCACAACGTCCATCATGGCAGGTACTGGAATAGGTATTGCAGTAGATTGTAAAGGATTGTAATCTCTAACAGCTAGTAATTTAAAAAAGTGAAAATTTGTCATAACAGATTGAAAATGAAAATTAACGGTTCCTCGCCAATAACGAGATATATAGTAAAAAGTTTCTTGAATTGTATTGGTAACAGCTGTTGTTCCATTACTTTGCATAGGTGAAATAGGTACATTTAGTACGAGTGCTCCTTCAGCGTCTGTAGCTGAAATTGCAAACGTACCTATAAATTGCCTTTTAGACAATAAATACGACATATCCATTTCATCTACTTTAGTATTAAACAAAGGCTTATCCAATAATCTAGTAAAATTAACATAAGGATCTAATTGTTCATAGTAATTAGGTCCTTCTACAATATTCTGTCTATTAACGGGTCTACTTAAAAGAGTATGTTCTATAACTGGTAAATTTGGATTGTGTAAACCAGTATATCCCCTTAAAGCGCCTCTAGCCGAGTCTAAAAAATCAGCAGATAGATTTTTGAGTCCATTGAAAAACCCATCAATATATCCACTAACTGTATTAGCCAAGCTTTCAGCGTTAAAAATTGATACACCAGCATACTTTGGTACAAAAAATTGTAATTTATCGAATTTTACGGATACATTTACAGAAAGAGAAGATGAACCGGTTGCTGATGTTGTTAAAGGATTTAAAACATGGAAAATAAGATTGCCTGAATTTTTACAAATATTATCTGAAATTTGAAGAGAAGAAGTATTATTAAAAGTTTTAGCATAATGAACAGGATAATAAAAAGGAAAAGATAAACACATAGCGGTAGCTACGTTTGGTGACAAAAACAAGTGTGGAGATGCCATAAGACTATTAACATTATAATTAGGAGTACCTAAACTACTATTTACAATGTCATAAGATCTAGTTGGAACAGCTCCCACAAGTAAGGTGCCTTGATGCAATTGTGTACCAGACACGGAAACAATTACACAAATATTGCCTCTCCAGAAACCACTGGTTTCGAAGGGGATATTTGCCAAAACGTTGCGTACGAGGCCATATGGGGCGAGGTAGTTTTTAAGAAAACCTACATCGTCGGTTGTGGTCCATGCAAAAGAATCTACATGAAACGGTTTTGATAGAATAGTGTCGAAATTAAGTGCTACACCTTTATCAAAATTAGCACAATCAGGGTATTCTGAGTAAATATCCTGAATTTCAACTATATCTCTATAATCTAGAGATGATAAATGAGATGATTTTTGAGAATGTATTGAATCTGTGGAAGTATATATAATGTTATTGAAAACTTCCAATATAATAACATATGTTTTTACTGAGATTAACGTCGTAGCCCTTGCGGTTATAACTCTAATATTTAAAGACGAAAAACTATAAAAAATAAAATAAAATATAAAATAAATAAAAATATAAAATAAATAAAAATCAAATAAGAGAGTATTTTTTGCTCTCTTCTTCAAACAATTTGCCAGGATTTTCAGCATAAAGTTTGGTGAGATAATCGTAATTTAAAGGGTCATAATCAACGCCTCTTTCCTTACAAGCCTTATCCAACGTAGCTATTGCCTTGTCAAATTCATAACGCCCATAAAGAAACATTTCTCTTTGAAAAGAGGAAATCTTATCACGCATAACTTTATCCATAGAATCAGTTGTATTAGTATTTAACCAACTGAGACCAGAATAAAGAGTACGCTTATCAAGTGTTCCAACGACGCGACCGATGGAACTATTGAAATAAAATTTCCTTTTTAAAAAAATAATGTCTTGTAGAGGTACGCTAACTTCCGTGACTTCGGCTTTAGATGCAGTAGTGCATCCTATTCCAATGTCATCAGCATGTTTGGCGAATGTAAGTGCATTAAGCACCTTTTCGTTTTTCATAACTCCTACTGTTACGTCATCTCCATAAGTATAATATTTAACATAAGTAAAAAAATAAGTGGCAGGAAGCTTAGTGTTTTTAACAAACCAAGCTATACCATTCAATAAATTAAGTAAACTATTAAAAATTGCCGTTAAGAAAGATCCGGAGGGTAAACCGTGTGTGACAAATACTGCATCATCATTACATACTAATATTTTCCATATTAAAGTACGTATAACAAATTCAGCTATTTTAGCTTCATGTGGAGTTCCTTTGAATTTCTTCATTAAAAACTCACAAATTAAGCTTTGTATAGCTGCCAGCATGCCACCATCCCAATCTCGAAAGTCTAAATCAAAAACTATTGAGCAAGCTCTAAGCTCCTTGTAGAAATCATTCCATTCAACGTATGGATTGATTCCTACACAAATCTTATTGAACTTGCGGTTTTCAACAATATGTTTGACCATATTGCCAAAATATTTTTTGG